CAACTTCACCCTGTTTGATATATACGTTGGCGAAGCTGAAACTACCATTCATCTTGTTTGTTGTATTAGCATTGATCGCTATAAAAGGATAGTTAACACCATCAATATCAGCACCAATGAATTTTGTATATCTGTCGAGTGTTACGATATTTGTGTTCTGATCTTCTACATTTGAAGGAGTAATTAATAAATTAACTTTGGCCACTGCACCTTTTTTGCTTATAGGTGTATAACCTAGAGTTTTGGCGTGTGATATGACAGAACTTCTAATCTGAGCCGTATCGATAAAGTTTTCATTGGCCACCATATTAAGATAGTAGCCCATATAGTGAGTATTATATGCCAGCACATCCAGCAGAACTGACATACCAGAACCATCAAAATCAAAATCTTGAAACTCAGTTTGGTTTCTAAGATAGTTTTTAAGATTATTCTTGATGCCGTCAAAATCTAGCTCAGTAACCCTAAGTGCTGTATTTGAAGTTGCCATCTTATCTTATTCTTTCTAGAAAAATCGTAGTTGTAACGGGCTGCAATTTATTTAAAATTATGAACCCCAGATTTACATTGTATCCGTTATTGTCAGGATCAAACTGCACCTGTAATCCTGTTAAATTTACTCTAGGTTCATAGTTTCTAATCACCTCTTCGATAGCATCTTTCAGAAAATTGGCTGTCAGAGGATTAGCATTTTCGAACAATAGCTTTTGTGCATTTGATCCTATGCTAGGTCTAAAAGGTCTATCATAGAAATTTGTCAATATCAAGTTTCTTATCGAACGCTTAATCGCATCAACACCAGTTTTTCTAACCACATCACCTGTTGTAGGGTGGGCTATAAAATCTAGGTCTAGGTCTGAGTAATCGTTTTGTCTTGATATTGCCATAATAGTATTTATACCTTGCTGTTACGCTTCTTCGGCTGGTACTGGTGCAGCTTTCTGACTGAATACGGCTGAAACATCTTCGGCTGCGCCTGAATTGAGTTTAATATTTGGAGCATCAACAGCGAAATCTCCGCCACCCTTGATGCTGAATTTACCACCAGACTTAGCACTGATAGACCCACCTTTGGCCTGAATACCGATCTGAGCGGCGGCACCAAGAGCAAGAGAATCACCTGTAGATGCAACTGTCATACCAGCATCGGACACAAGAGTTGTAGCCCCGTGCGCCTGCGAGGTAATAGAACCTTCGATCTTGTCTGTCTTGTTCTTAGCTACAGTATCAATATTACCACGGATAGTCTGATTGAAATTCTTGGCTGTCAGATTAAGATCACCTTGCACATTGATATTGGTATCACCATCTACGGCCACATTATAATTACCTTCAATCTTCAAGCTGGCATCACCTTGAATGACCACATCTTGAGCGCCTGTAATCAGAACACGGTTCTCACCGAAGATGATGTTATACTGCCCGTTGTTTGAGATATATTGAACACAACCATCAGGCATCATCTGCATCATAGAACCACCACGGTGCTGAATTGTAATGTGTTCAGCACCGTTTGAGTCATCCATCATAATGGTATGACCTGATCTGGTCTTATGTGAGTAGTAATTTGGATATTCACCAGCACCAGGAAGACTTCTGGCGTCTTGTGGGCTATCCCAAGTCTTCGGTGTTGTTTTCTTTTCGTCAGCCATATTTCACCTTAAAACATACTATTGAATGGATTTCCACCTTTTACAGTGGTTTTAGCAGCTCTGTCAAATCTTTGAGCTGTTGCGGATTGGTTTAGTTTCTTTGCAAGAGCAATAGCACCAGCTTGTTTAGGGCCAGGCAATCTACCATACATATCAAACATGTTCTTAGATGACTTACCGAATAGGTTCTGACCTGGATTGATACCAGGGAATCCTGTTGGTGAAGCCATAGAATTACCAAGAACATCTATCGCAAGCTGTAGGGGTTTTGGTAGATTACTTACAATACGACCAGAAGCATCAAGTGACATTGGCATCGGAATACCAAATGGTGTTGACATTAAGAATGTAGTTGGCTTTATATTATCTAGCCCATGAAGGCTACTATCATATTGCATCCTTCTCATACAATAGACCAGATCGTCTAGATTACCACACTGGCTGAATAGGTCAACCGCATTTACTAAGAATGAAACAGGATCTACTTTATTGCCTGAGGTGAATCCACCACCAACACCTGTTTCAATACCTTGTGTCAATAGAGCCATACTCTGAAAGCTCATTTTGGTCTGTGGTGACATTTTAGATAGCATCTTCTTACGCATATCGAGAAGCATCTTCGTTGATACGGCAGCGGCCGCACCACCAACAGCAACGCCAGCTATTGTACCAGCCACAGAACCAGCAAAATCACCAGCTACAGCACCAACCAAACCTTCTGCTAAATCGCCTGCTATATTACCAGCTAGACCGCCTATTAGTGTGCCTGTAGCCAGAGAACCTAGAAGGCTGCCAAGCGATATGCTGGAGCCAGGTACAAGCGCAGCCAAAGCTGGCGTTAATATATTAGCATTTGATTGTGAAGCTGTCGAAACACCTTTGACCTGAGGTACTATTGCACCAGATAATGTATATAAAGCACCATTACCTGGAAGACCCTTTAGAAGAGCATGACGGTGTAACTCGCCTTTTTCTTCAACCTTACGAACTTTAACACCATTGACCATAGACTCTTTGGTATTTGGTGGTATTCTTACATTGATAGTTCTATTGATAGCTTCTTGAACCTGAGGTATATTGAGAAGATCAGTGTTTCCAGGTATTCTAGAATCTGGATCGTAGATTTCATTACCTGTGCCAATGATATGACACTGATTTGAACCTGTGTCTTTACGAACGAAAACGACCGAACCTGGGTCCAGAGTACCTTCGAACGTAGATTGTGAAGACTTAGATGGTGACTTCTGCATGGTTGAGAAGGCCAGATGCTCAACATCAACGTCTTTACCATGCAACCCAGGTATAAAAATCTTCATATTGCAGGACTGGTCAGGTGGTTTGTCATTAACGTCACCACCAACCACGATTCCTACTAGAGTACCATCTGTGAAATTATTAGGAGAACTCATTATACAACACCCTGCCCAACTGTAGTTGATACACAATCCATGACTGTCGTAGCATATCCACCTCTTCTGATTTCATGAAACATATGTAGAATTAGATAATCACCTGAACCATAATTTGGTGTAGGAGAACCAGCTTGAAGCGCCTGTTTATTTAGAAATTTAGCCGTAATTACTTTACCAACATTGAGCAGAGGATTCCAAGGCACTGTAAGTCTCAATGCGATCTTATCTCTTTCTAATAGCGCCATTCTGGCCTGTCGTTTGAGCAAATACTTTTCAACTTCTGAATTACACGAGTTCTGGTTCTGTGCTGTATTTCTGTTTGTCTGTGCCATCTTGACAACACCAGAACCAATACCGCAACCTAGTGTTTGATCACCCACAAGGCTGAACATTTTATTTACTGGATTAAATACGATGACAGAGTTAATATCTCTACCGTTTGTGCTTACACCATTAAGAACATCTGACAGTAGGTCAAAATCGCAAGGGAAAGAAAATGCCATGATTGTTCTTGGATATGCGTAACCTGCGGCGATACCAACTTCTTGCTCTTCAAATGTAAATACAGATTTCTGCTCTGTCAATTTCTTGATCGATCTATAGTGGTGTGTACCATAATTCTCATATGTCATATAGTGAACAAATGATGGATCATCACCGTCGGCTAGAGACACATTCAGTTGTTGTGCTACCACCTGAAATGGATGAATATTCTCTGCAATATAATCTCTGGCGGGCCCGCAACTCTCAATATCTAAACTTTTTGAACCGGCACAATTTGAAAGAACGTATTGAACAATATCCGATGGTCGTGTACATTTCCATGATTTGCTGACATTTGTTGTAGCATCGTTTAACAGCGTATCGTCACAGGCCCTAATAGTAAATTTCTCATTGTTTGTGTCGATGTTTTGTCTATTTTCTAGTCTATAGATTCTTTGTGTGACATTGAGATTATCAAACGGAAATTTCCATTTCTGTGAAAGAACTGGTCTTGATATTTTCATATCTAAAATACCGTTTTTAAATCCATCAAAGTTTTTAACTGGTACGTTATGTCTAAAGCTGTCAACTTCTATTGAGGTCTGTAAACCAGGAGTTAAAAGGCTTTCACCAAGCACAACCTTCTGTATCGTGAAATCTTCTGTATTGATTTCTCCGCCGGCCACATTATAGAAATTGACATCGATATTAGTTAATATTTCTTCTACTGAAGGTAATGTTGTTTCAACCATTCTTTGACACCAATGATCTTAAATATGGTGCTGTATCTGCACCTGTAAGTTTTTTTAGCTCATCTAAAATAGCAGGATAATATTCTTTTTTTATAATTCTGATTGTTCTTCTGTCTTCATTCAGCTTGTTTTCATAATCATAATAGCTGACTCTGTTGCGTGTTATTGTCTCGCTTATCGTTTTACCAGCCACAGAATATGTATTGTACTCGGCCTCGGCCAGATTATCGTATGTATCGTAAGGAACATCTAGTGTATTTTCTGTCAGTGTATCTTCGTTTATGTCAAATCTTGTGACTGTTCTTGTCTCACCGTTTACTCTCTCAATGACTTTTTCATAGTGGTGATAATGTGATTTGGCCCATTCGACAGAACCATATTTTGATACGATATAATTTGTGAAGTTTCTATAATTGAGTGGCCATTCGTATTGCGGATCGTAAATATCATTTGCGTACAATATTACCCAATATGCTTCTGGATCTTTATATACTTTCTGTGCAAGTATTTCTGGTGTATCGCCGTCTGCTATTTGATATTCGAAATATGTCGAAATATTGTTGAGAACATCTTTTATGATGGCCACACGAAAGGTGATGTTTGTTATGACATCATAGTTCGTATATTTGTTTTTGTTAATATCATATCTGATTCTAGGAAATAAATTGAGAAAATTACTCATCTTAGAAACCCTGCAATATTCTCTGTTTGTGTAGAACTTCAATTTCTCTAAATGACATACTCAATCTTACAGCCACAGGATGACCGTTTCTGAACGTCGAATATACACCAGTTGGTGAATAGTCAACCTCAATTCTTTCCATGACGCATGTGTTTACTCTTGGTATGTTGACGTTTTCTACACCTTTGTTATAGAAAGTTATGTCAAATTCTGCTGGTGGTATCC